ACAGATTGTACTCCATCACTCTTAGATTTAATTCCAGTTGCTTTCATTGCTTTAATAGCTAAAGAGCTTTCAACTAGCTCATCAATAGCAAGTTCAAATGTTACCATCATATATTCATCATTATATTTTAAATTAGGCCCTATATTTAAATAATTTTTAATCGTTAATATAGCTTTTCTCTGGTCTTTACTAAGCTCCATAAATACCTCCCTCTATATAAAATAAAAGGAGGAAATCAATCCTCCTTAGTATTAAAGTGTTATTGTTGCTATTCCCAATTCATCTGCATGTGGGAAAGATGGAATTGCAGTTGCTGCTGCTTTGGTAAACTCGGCTACTGGATCTACACTTGTGTAAGTTCCAACAAATATATTTCCAACCATGCCTGCAGTTTCCATATTGCCGTCACCAATAAGTTTAACCTCTTCAGCAGTTAATCCATAGATTGTTTCTCCAAGTTCAGAACTTCCAAACATTGAAATTATGTTTTCAGGGAAGTATCTTACCGTTGAATATCCTGTAGCGGTTTCTACTTTGTATTTTCCCTCATTAACTAAAAGAATTGGTAGATCAGATTGTGATAATAAATCATTAAGTAATGCTAAAGTTACAAGCTTGTCTGAGTTAGTTCCAAAGATGGCTTTTCTGATTGAAGTACATGCACAAATAGCTTTCATTACTTTTCTTGAAGTCATTGCTCTTGATGGTCTACTTCCACATGATGTTTCAACTGCAGTAGCAATTGTCTCTAAGTCAATAAGTGGTGTAGCAGTAGTTGGAGCGGACCAGTTAAAAGGCAATTTATTTTCAGATGGCACTAAGTAATCTATAGTAACAGCAACATTGTTTTCATTTATTGCAATTTTACCCGATGAAATAACTTCCATTCTCATCGCTTCGGCTCTTACTCTGATACTTTCCTCCATTTTATCCGCATCTTTATAAAGTTGAGCTAAAACAAATGCTAACTCAGCATCATTTCGAGGATTTTGAATTTTAATTAACTCTTTCTCAGTGATCTTAATTTGTCTTTTGATAAGAGCCAAACTTTGAACACCCTTTTCAATAGCCTGTCTGCTAGCTAATTGAGTTTTTGTATCTAGAGCATGTACGCTTGCACTAACTGGAAGACCACCGCGTCCTAAGATCATATCAAATTCTATGTCTTGAATTTTCTTTTCAGGAAATAGTGCTTCTCCTAACATTGGTACAGCTACTCTTTCCTTGAAATAATTTATAAGTTCTAATGTGTTAAATACTTCTACTAATTTTGGCATATTATTATTCCTCCTCTATTATCTAAATTTTATTTCTGTTAATGCTGCTTTGATTAATACAACTGCCGCGTCTGCTACTCCAGCAAATACTCTATCGGCTCTTAAGTAACCCTCTACCATTATAGACGCTGGTGAATCACCGTTTGTAACATCTACAGTTTGATATAAAACTCCCACTGGAGCACTTGTTAAAGTTTCACTTCCAGCAGTTCCAGTTTCAACTACTACTGCTCCAGTAGCATCAATAAAACTACCTGCGGGAACATATTTCTTTCCATCAGCATCTGCTACCACACCTGCTGATAATACTGTTCCTGAAAAACATACTAAATTTGCTTCTGAAAATAATATTTCCATTTCGTTTGTGTAAGTTATTTTTTTAAACATTTAATATTCCTCCTTATTTTGTTGCCCAAGGATCACTTGGAGCAGTTTTTGTACCATTGTTTTGTGCAGCCATTGCAGCACCAATACTAGTTTTAACTCCATCCGGACCTGTTCCGCCAGGAACGTACGAACTGGATTTAAACTTCTCATTCATTGATGTTTCAAGACCCTTTGCCCAATCAGTTGCCAATACATCTAAATTAGCTTTTGTAGTGTCTAAATCTTCACCTAAAAATTTATCAATAAAGCCAGCTGGCAATTTCTTTTCTGCAGCATACTTCATTGCTTCACTAAGTAAGTCTTTTCTTGCGTTTGAGGATTTTTCTTTTTCAAGTTCTTTTCTCATTTCCGCTAATTCCTTTTTAACTGGATCAGTAACCATGTCAGGATACTTTACCAACATAAATGGCTCAAGTTCCTTTTCTAAGTTATTTTCTTTCCAAGTTTTAAGGGCTTTAGTGTGATACTTATCGTTTTCGCTTTCTGTGTAAGCCTTAAAATCTTTGTCTGTTTTCATTTTCTCTTTAAAAGCATCCAAGGTTACCCCGCTTGTTTTAAATTGAGTTTCTATATCTGTACCAACTAAGGCGGTGTTAATATCCTCATCATCTTTTAAGTTTTTTATTTTTTCTAACAAATCTTTCTTTAACATACATTCTCTCCTATCCCCTAGACTAAGTGTGTTACCCTAGGACACAAATTTTTATTATTTTGGTATACTTGCACCCCTTGTACACAAAATGCCCACAAGACGAGCTTAAACAGTTTAGAGTCATATTAAGGACATAATAAAAAGCCTTAGTTTTCTAAGACTCTAATTACAAACTTTTTAATTGGTTTTTTAAATCTTGTAAGTGCTCTTTTAATACATTTAAAACTTTGTTCTTTGTTTCTGTATTCATGTTAAATTCTGCAGAGGCCATTGCACCATAAGCATTAGCTTTAAAAATATATTTTGTTTCTTTTTTTATAATCTTTCCTGTCCAAACACTTTCAGCATTCCATATAAATAACTCTAATTCTTTTATTTCTTTTTTAATTTCATTAGCTTTAATTAAATTTTCATTAGTCATACAATTTCACCTCAAAGCATTATTTTATTCAACTATAGTATTATACCCTCTGCATAATGGGTGCTGTAATCCTGGTGCATCTTCTAGATCATATACATTTTCATTTACCCCGGCGCATATACTACAAGTTCTGGAATCCATTTCCTCATTTCTCATAACTCTTTTTACACCTGTTTCTTTGCAGAATCTCTTGAATGATTCATCCTCAACACGATTTACCTCTGTATCTACTAGCCTGTGTGCATTATAAGCGCTAGTGTTATAAGTTTTTTCAATATTTTTTTTAATTTGATTAACATTAACCTTGCCATTAAGAAAATTATTAACTTGCTTATTGAGATGCTTGGCAACCTCAGTTTCATTTTCCCAGACTCTTGATGAAAAATGTTTTCCAGCAAAATTATTGCTTATAATCTCTTTAACATCTTTAAGTCCAACATTATAACTGTAAAAATCAAAAGTCTTATTTATAGTAGAGGTTAGCATTTCTTCTATAACCCTGTTTTGTGTAGTGCCTTGGCTTTGTGCATAGCCTGTAACTATCTTAGACAGCCTATTATATTCTTTCTTTTTATCTGCCTTAGAAAGCTTCATAAGGTCATTTAAAATGGTATAGGTAAGCATTATACTGGCTAATTGCTTTAATAATTCATCTCTGTTATTCTTTTGTTCCTTATAAACCTCTTTTATCAGTTTATCAGCTTCATTGTAAAGGCCCTCTATGAAATCAAGTTCTTCTTTGTCTGTGTAATCTTTCATTTAAGTCACCTTATTTAAATCAACTACGGGCATTTCTGCATCCTGTTCCGCTTTAACTTTTTCGGCTTCGCTAACTTTATTAGTAATGAAACTAAACCTACCTCTTGAAGTATCCTTACTAAGCACACCTTCTGGAACTACCGATAACATTTGAGCAGTAGCAGCATCATCTGTTGGTATATTAGGAGTATAGAGAGCCTTAATATCTTTATAATCATAGTTTTTATTTTGCTTAAGATTTAAATACATACATAAAAATCTATTTCTATTTTTAACAATATTTTTATGCGCCTTTTCTTCAAGCCTACATTTATTTTCTAATGCAATGAGTCTAGCTCTTAATGCAATGCTACTTACATTACTAACCATTCCCTCATTATGATTGATATGGCAACTTATTTGATACATTGTGTCCACATATCTATCAAGCGTATTTTGAATAAAGGTATCATTGATATTTTTAATAAGCCATTGGATTGTACTGTCTTTATCTTTGGCTTGAAGTACACCAAGTTCTTTCATAGCTGGAATATTTTCTTCTCGAATTTCACAACCGGTAAATACCAAATAGGCACTTCTAAAATCACTTATTTCATTTCCAATATCAGAAAAATTAGTTTCAAAGGCATCCTGAAGACCTTTGATATCGTTATATAAACTATCGTGATATTCTTCCAGCGTTAATTTTCCAACACTCACAGGAACTTCTCCGAATATGTTTACAGTAGGAGCTGCGATTTCACTGAATTTGCTATCAAAATGATAGATATAATTGTCTGTGTAAACATCAATATATTGGTTTACTGTATCAAAATCATTTTTAAATGCATGAATAAAAAATAAAACCTTACCTGAGTTATCTGTATAAGCATAGCCATCAGTAGGTTTTATAATTTTACTGCAAAAATCAGTGCTGTCATTCTCATCTAAATAATATAACTCATATACTTTGGTGAATACAAGTAAGTACTTCATTAGGTCTGTATCATGCAATTCATCCCAGTGAGAAGTATAGTATTCAATATCTTTTACTATATTATCATTGTCACTCCTAGACTCGTATGTTATATCATTGCCTACTGTATAACTTATCTCTTCTTTAATAAACTTTTTAACATAGTTTGTATTTATCTTAATATTAGATCTCTCGGTTATAAATTTATATTTTCTCATAGCATCTGTATCACCTTTATAATATCTATACATTTTTTCATAGATATGTCGGTTTGCATTATAATTGCCATATATCTTTTTAACTAATGCTAAATGTTCAGGATTATATAAATTTAGTCCCGTTTGTTTTTTAAATAATTTTTTTATTAATTCACTCAAATTCATTTTATCCACCTCCTTATAGGCCTAATGACCGCCTATCTAATATTGTGACAACGCTTGTTACTTTTATCATGTCAATTTTCAAGTTAAATTCTGCGGTTACATCAGGAGCATCATCATGGATTGAAAACTTCTGACCTGAAAACTCCATTATTTGTTTTATAAATTCTTCGTCCTCTTCAGCAAATATAATTTGGCCCTTATTCATATAAGGAATAATTGTGCTTATTTTATCGTCCTTATTTTTTTTCTGAGCTTCATTAATTATTTTAATACCTCTGGACATCAATGCAGGATCTTTATTAATCATTTTTTCAAGTTGATTAGCATCCGCACCATTAAATGTGTTTTTCTCAATAGAAACATGTGTTATATCTGGATACTCCTTTAGTAAATCAGCCATATGCTTAATATAATTATCAAAGTCAGTACGTGCATTTATTTTTGCAAGTTCTGCCTTACGAGCATATTTTAATCCGTTATCACTCTCAGACCCAACTAAAAAAGCCGAATAATCGGATTTAACATTGGCTGTTGCCCCGGGATCCACGATTAACATTGTTTTAATAAATCTATGCATTTCGATTTCGGCTCGTGGGAATGATGCTACTGTTTTAAACCATTTCTCTCCGATGCTATTAACATCACCCTGAACCTCTTGCTTAAAACTACTAGGATTTGCATAATAACTCATGGCCATATCTAAACAATCCCAAAATTCATCCCATAGCATAGGAAACTGCATCTCTGATTGATACCACCAATAAAATTCCTTTGCATCTTCTAAATGATTTTCGTTTTTAAAGTTAAAGAAGATGTTCTTAAATTCAAGCCATAGACCAGTTTCAAAATAATTATCAAGACCATTAATTAATTTACCATCTTCATCTATGAGATCATCTATTAAAACACCTTTTTTATTTTTAAATTTCCAAGTAGGCTGTTTAATAAGGCTGCTATAAAAACATTCTTTATGCTGCAGTGTTCCAACTGCAATAAAGGTGGTACCCTTTTTAACTTTTTTTCCATTACGATATAAGGCTTTCTGAGATGCATACATAACATCATCGCTGAAGCGCTTCCATTTTTTCGCCCTTGCATCTTCGGTTCTAACATCATCCTCTGATTGATAATCATCAAGGATAATAAGATCGGGCCTGCAATTATCATATTTTCTTCCACGCATTGGAGAGCTTGAAGAAATGGCCTCTAAAAAAGATATATTTGTGAACTCTAGCTGTGTAGAATTACAAATATATCTTTTATCTTTATCATCCAGGAGCTTACCAAAAGCCTTTTCAATGTATTCATTATTCAGAAATGTATTTTTTATATCTTTAATGAATTTCTCAGCAGTAGATCCTATGTCAGAACAAATCAAAGTGTATTTTTTAAATTCGTAGCAATGACTCCAAATAGTAGTTGCATAAGTACCAAAAGCAGACTTACCTGTTCCTCTAGGAAGTATTCTTCCTATTTGTTCAGGACCCTCACCAATTATGGATTCTTGTATATCTTCCCAGAGCTCTCTGTGTACTTCTGCAATTGGAGCTGCAGCATTATCTTCTTTAACCAGGAATACATCTTGTAAAAAATATAAGCAAAAAAATTCTAAGGAACGTTTACCAACAGACCAAGCTAATCCATGAAAATCAAATAGGTGGTCCTTATGCTGCTTCATTAGATCTCTTGCTTGGGTACCCTGAGGGTATAGCTGCTTTAAATATTTATATAATAATTGCCTATTAACTTTGTGTTCGTCAACTTCTATATATTCCAACTAAATCACCTTCTTTGCTGCAACCTACTCTTAACCCTTGTATAACTATCATGGCCCATACATTCACGCATATTAGCATAAGGATCAAGCGTGAAATCTAATAGCTCACACCCATGTTCTTTGTTACATTTATTTATAACAGGGCAAGTACAAACAACCTCGCCATCTTTCCACTGTGTATATAATTTAATTTTCATATACCACACCGCCTTGTTTATAATAAGATGTCTAGTCCATTTGAGCATTATTAAGAGGCTTGACTAGTTCTGTTCTCAACCTAAAAAAAATATTGGAGAAATTGTAGAGTCGGCCAACGGGGATATTCAGAATACCTAAAATAGAAGGTACCCCCTGTCCTAATAATTACACACTAAATACAATAATGTCGTGAAATAAAACTTTCGCGACATTATTGTATGCTCTAAACCCATTGCTTTGGTTAACTGCTATTGTTTGCTTGTTTTGTGTGTATTATATGTTAACTAACTATGAATTAATTATGAACATACACAACTAAAACCATTCAACATAATATAAATTATATGGAATGGTTTTAATATTCTAGTTAGTATCTAGCTCATCCATCTCTGCATCCAATACATCAACATCGACCTTGTCCTTACTGTCTCTGCCATCATCTATGCTTATCTTATTTGTATTAGGCATAGTCTTATTCAATAGCGCAAGCCTTGCATCTAACTCAATCTTCTTGTTGGTAGTACTATCCGCCAGCTTAATCAACTTCGCAGCATTCTTAGGCGCATAGGAGGTTATTATCTGTATTGTGGAAGATATATACTCCTGTTGACATCTGGCTACCTCAGCCTTAAATTCCTCAAGTTCTATCCATTTGTAAATAGTATTCCTTGTAACACCTGCTGCCTTTGCCATATCAGTTATATTGCCACCTGTAGCCTGTCTCTCTATTGCATCAATTTGTCTTTGATCTAACATCTAATCACCTCCTATATAGTCAACACTGTAATAAAAAGAACACCAGTTGTCCACCGGTGTTCTTTTCTCTCTATAATTCTTAATAATACTAGTATACATCATTCAATGTGATATAAGGTGATACACTTTTTAAAAATTTATTATGCTTTACCCTGACCGTAATAGTTGCATAGCCCATACTCGCTCCAACCTCTTGCCATGTTTGGCCATTTATATATCTATATATAAGTATTTGTCTTAAATCACTATCATCTAAACCGTAGATATACTTTGTTAACCTGTCCTTTTCTTCTACTAACTCAACCCTTTTGCGATTTAATCTATTCTTTATCCTCTTAACCTTATGCTCATAACTTTTAATATCATATCCCTCTATCTTGATATTATGTTGTGTGTAAGGAAAATTTACACTTGACCCAGTTACAGAATCAATTGCATACTCTGGCTCAATACTTTCTAATTCTCGTTTAATCTGTTCAATCTCATCTGTAATTCTTTGTAACTTTGATAACTCCTCCTTAGTCAACTAATCACCTACTTCATAATTTTTTTATTCTGGCTTTTACAGCTTCAAGTAATGTATTCTGATTTATTTCCTTATTCCCTAATGCTCTCATAACATCTTCATCTACTGTATTTTTACAAACTATATGATTAATAACTACAACTTCCTTTTGTCCTTGTCTGTGGAGTCTTGCATTTGCTTGTTGATATAGCTCTAAGCTCCAAGTAAGTCCAAACCATATTATTATATTTCCACCATATTGCAGGTTAAGGCCATGTCCGGCTGAAGCTGGATGAACTAAAAGTATTGGTATTTCTCCATCATTCCATTTTTTAATATCTTCTGAATCCTTTAACCCTATTGCCTTTAATTTCTTAGCTTTTAGATAATTTACTATTCTCTCATAATCGTGTCTAAAACTATAAAATATTAATACTGGTTTACCATTGGCTGCTTCTATAAGGTCCAGTAATACCTTTAATTTTTCCTCATGTATTTCTACTACTTCCTTAGTTTCTGAATATATAGCACCATTACTCATCTGTAATAACTTGTTTGTAAGCACTGCTGCATTAGCTGCTGTTATATCATTATCCTCAAGCTCTATTACTAAATCCTTTTCTAATTGTTTATAGACACTCTTTATTTTGTCAGGTAAATTGACACTAATTATATTGTCAATTCTCTCAGGTATATCTAAATAATCCTTTGACATCATAGAAATACATATATCACCTATCTTATTATGAATTGCATCCTCTGAACCATCTTTTAGTTTCCAGTCATAAACTATATAACCATTTTGGCGCCCTGGGCTGAAATACTGCTGCTTAAATCCTGTTATAGTTTTACCTAGTCTTACACCACCATCAAGTAAATATAACTGTGGCCATAAATCTATTAAAGAGTTTGGTGCAGGTGTTCCTGTAAGTCCTACTATTCTTTTAAAATAAGGTCTTACTTTCTTTAAGGACCTAAAC